CACGTGATTACCACGACGATTTGAGTAGTACCATTCACTATTGTCATTGTGCATGTCTGCGATGAGCTTCTTGTACGTGCGGTAGATTTTCTTGCCGACAACTTGATCACCACCATTCTGCACAAATGATTGCCAATATTGAGTAATTGGATCGTAATCAGGTGGATAACCGACATGTCGATCGACACGAATCTTGACCTGAATGTCAGCCATTGCTATTCGCCTCGCTCCTCAACAAAGTCGTCAAAACCGTCGCTCTCTTTGTTGGGATCGGCGGGCATGATTGCAGATTCTCTTGGTAGCAAACTGAGTAACTTGTCCATCGCGGCAGTGTATCGATTGATCATCGTGTTGTATGATTTCTGGGCGGGATTCTCAACACGCATCGTCTGCTTTCCATTGTGCATGAGAATCGTTGGCCCTTTAGATTTGACTTCATCTTCCAAGATTTGAAGCGTGATGGTCATAAATGCACATCTTTGGATCAAGTTATCGGCCGCTGCCAACTTCTCCGCTGAGATACCGGATAACGTTTGACGCAACCGCTCATATTCGAGCTGAATGGCCACATCCTGCTTTTCAATCGACATTTTCCGGCTCAATTTCGTCATCCCCTTAAATTTGTTATCCCCCCCTCATACGAAAAAACAACCCGTGTATTATTCGTGTGTTGCATGCCGTTCCTTTTTAAGCAGCTTCTTATGGCTTCGCAGGGGGGACCGACTAACTGGTACTAACTGACCATGAGCATCAAACATAACGTCAGAACGAACAGATGCCGTCTTCTCAAAGTGTTCCTCTTGGTGACAATCGAAGCAAAGATACTCTAGGTTGTCCCAGTTAAGCGTGATGCTTGGGTCATTGATGTTGTCTGCTGTGATGTAGTGCTTGTGGTGGACGATGTAGCCGGGCTTGATGATACCTCGCTTCAAGCAGCGCTCACACAATCCACCGACACTGGCAATGTAGGCAGCACGCGTCTTCTTCCACTCTTTACTGTGATAGAAAGGCTCGCTGATATCTCGTGGTACCATGGCCATCATATCCACCTCCAAATTGCATAGTAAAAGGGCGACCGCTTGGCCGTCCTTCTGTGAATAGTATTATTAATTATTCCATAATCTAGGCCGTCAATTTCTGAGCATTTCCACGAAAACAGGCCAGCATATCTGCTGACCCGTCTTGTTGCACTTTTGATGTTTCCATCATATTTCGAAATATCAAGAGATACCATGCAATCGATGCGTATACATAAATTTGGTATTCAGTAGTCCAGTCGATTCTCCAGTCGTGTTCGTCTGTCCTCCCACTCGTCAATCCAGTCCAGTCGCCGGTGCAGCTCAGCGTGCTTGGCTCTGACTGTCTCGTATGAGTAACCAAGTTCAGCGGCGATTTCCTCAAGCGACTTGCCTTGTACATACTTCATCTTGAGTATCTGGTTTTCATAACCGGAGAAGGAGTCGATCAGCTTCAGCAGATCGTACTGTTCGGCCTTGCACTCAGTCAGCTTGGTCTGCAGCTCTGGCACTTCCTCACCAACATGCGCAGCACGAGAGTCACTGCCGGATACGTGGAGCCTACTCAAATCACCTTCTGACCATCGATCGACTTCAGCGTTGGACTTGCGTATCTTCCATTCCAGATACCTGATCTCATCGTCCAGTTCAAGATAATCTTGAAGCCACTCGAACCGACTTTTGTGTTCACGACTCAACGGCCCCACTCCTTGTGATAGAATTAGTTTGTTAATGATTCAGGAATGGCTGCCATCGTGCGGCTATTTTTTTGCATTTTATTTCAATACTTCCCAAGACACTGCTACTTTATAAGCATTGAATGAAAACCCAAATGCGTTCTTATCCAAATATTGACGAAGCTCAACATGCAGATCAGGCAGTTCAGACTGAAGCCGTTTCACAAAACGCGAATCTTCAAATCGCCGCTTTTGATAAACATCCATGTCATTCTTTCGATCATAAACTATCAGTGATTTATATCCTTTTCGGGCCGCTTCAATCAGAGACTGTTCAAGCCTGGTGTTTTTAATCCACCGATTAAACCACGTATCAAACGCTCGCTGGTCTTCCCTACGAAGTGTCTTGGCCATATTGTTCATTTCTTAACCTCCGCTTTGTCCGATTACTTTTTAGCCTTATCATCTAGCAATTCAGTTTGCCCATCAGCAGGCTTATCGCCATCCACATCCAATTCAGTCTGGCTCGGTGTGAATACCATCTGTGCATTGCCCTTCAAAACTTTTGCGAATGAATCACGTTTGCCGTCAAGCTCTTTAGCTTGAATCCGTACTTTGAGTTCAACCACCTGATCCTTGTTCACAGTTTTTTCGGTTGAGTTAATTACGTTACCGAATACAGTGATGCTATTATCTTTCAATTCTGTCATGGCGTTAGACCTCCTTGATTTGTTCGATGTATATCTCAACGTGTGGTTCGTCACTGTAAAACTTGGCAATGTGAGCCTCAACGATCTGCGCATCATCGACCCATACAATGCCCGTCAGCGGATCCGTGACGGCTTTGAAATAGTTGTCAACATCACCTTTGATGACTGGCCGCACAATACCTGCCGCTTTGTCCCTTTTGAGCCGTTTACTGCCGGTTTGCTGTATTGGTCGGTAGATTGTCACTCGGCAGATCAACGGCCCTGAGAGAGGCTCTCCTGCGTACTGATCGCGTGCAGCAACGGCCACCTCATTCTTGTACGCTTTGCTTTTTGGTGGATCATAGGTAGATACGAACTTGCCCCGACTGGCAAAGCGTGGCCGTCCTTGTGGCACAGGCTCCCCAGGTATATTTATCTGTATCATCATCAATCCTCCCTCATCAATTGCTGCCTTTTTTTCTTTTAACTTGATACGTCTTTGACAAGAGCCTGGCCAACGCTATTCCACTACGAGTCACTCTCTTATCCGATGAGATCAGATGTTTATCATTCATAACTAAAAACTCTGCGTCTGTGACGAGTGCAAGATTGGTAATGCTGAAATTCAACGAGTTACCATCCAAAAACACAGTTTTGTAACCTTTGGGAATTGGGCCATACGCCTCTTCCCAAACTCGTCTATGATTTGGTTTCCATTTTCTCTCAGCCTGTTTCACCACCACAATTGGTGCACGATTTGGTCGATCCTTTGAACGAGTTTCGTTCCTTTTAACCGTGCCAATCGCCATTCTTTTATGAAGGTCGTGATGTGAAGATGACCTTCTTGGATCTGCCTTGCCAAAATATTTTTGATATAAACCAGATTTAATGTTGTTTCTGATATTTAAGGCATGAACTTTCTGAACCGTTAACTGGATGCCCCAGTTTTCGTAAACCATTTTCGCAATCTCTGCGCCCGTGTGACCAGGCACAAACTTTTTATAAGCCTTGAGCTGCTTGTCATCTAATAGCCTAGACATAGCGCCAGCTCCTCACTCGCTGTGATTTGATGACGGAATTCAACCGATTGAGCGTTTGATTGACTTTAAGAAGCTTATTCCGATGTTCTCTAACTGGATCAATCTTGAAATCTGGCTCGCTATTATCGATTATTTCAGCAGCATAAACATGGTGCCGATGACCCCAGTTTCGAACCTGTCGTGAAGTCAAATTCATCTCAAACTCAAAGTTGATTTGCCTTGTTGCCTCAGCCCATGTTCGTCCAGGAATGATTTGCTTAGCTCTGTGTTCTTCTTCCAAAGTGAACAAAGCGTTTCGACGCCAATATTCAGTGTCGTACACCGTCAAGTGCTTTCCCATTTTCAGTCACCTCATTCATTTGCAACACTCGTGGCATTGTTGGATCAGCGGACTCATTATTCTGATAAGCAACCTGAGCACTCAGAATGGTGCGGGCATTTCCGATAATCTGCGTTGCAATTTTGGAAATTCCGTCAGCCCGACGAAGTTCTTGCTCTAGTGACTCACCTTCTAGCGTGTCATCATTTAATCGTTCCATCTCACTGAACAAGTGATTATTTAAGTCGTCCAAAGTATTGTGTGTTTTCATCATCGAACTTTCCCGCTTTCCTTTGCTGCGTTTTTTCTGTCAACGCTGGAGTTCCATTTTCTCTTGTTGAGTAAAGAAATTCGTCAAGCCAGTTGGCCAGCGTTTTAACCTCTTCGCGATCCAAATAGATACCTGCATATGCAATCTTGGACTTAGCAATGCTAAGAAGATCGATCAGAACTTGGTCGTCTTCTTCATGAACAAGGGTCATCCAATCGCTGCTTTGATCTTTCTCGTCGCGCTTTGTTATTCGAAGATCGCTCATGACATGCCTTCCTTTCGCTGATCAACGATGCCTTTAACGCCAAAGCTATTACCCTGAGCATGCTTGGCCATGCGGGACAAGGTTCGCTCGCCATATCTTTTCTTGAGGTCTTGGCCATGCAAGTTAGTAGTGACAATCGTTGATTTGTCCTCCCGGTTCCTAAAAACCTCATCCGCTGTCTGAAGATCAAAGTTACTACCACGCTCAGAGCCGAGGTCATCGATTACAACGACATCTGCTTTGCCTATTTCGCGCATGATCTTCTCATTTTTCATCCGTATATCTTGAGCGTTGTCACTCATGCCAGACTTGAGCTGTTGCATGAGTGCATTCCAATCAATGAACAGACAGTTCTTGCGATAACTGGTCTTCTTGCGCACATCCATCAAGATGCCATTAGCAATATGTGACTTCCCAACGCCGGTATCACCGACGATCAATCCGTGTATAACATCACCTCGAGCAATTCTATTTGCCAATCCGACTGCGAAAAGTTTCAGTTGCTGCTGACCGATACTGTCGGTTCTAAAGTTGCTGAAATCCTCGCCCATGACATCAACGCTGCTGAAGACCGAGTATGCCAAGTAATAACTGCGGGTTCGTGATTTCCGCGCTTTTCTCTCAAGATCTGGTTTTTGCTTCTTGGGTTCCGTTGGCGGCTGTTTATAACCACAGTACATACATGCTCCAGCCATTTTCTTACCGGTAACACGGCTTAATGGCTTAGGACGATAAAGTGGCTTCCCACAATCTGGACAAAGCTCACCAAACGTTTCAAGTGCAGCCCAGATGCTTGGGCTTATTTGAAGTCCGTTCATGTTTCACCTCGTTTCAACCTAATTGGTTTCGGCCGGTTCAGAAAGGCAGATCATCGTCACTGACGTCTCCTTGGTTGTGGTAGACCTGAGACTCCATGTTGCGGCCGATTGCGTGCTGCTGTTTGTCCTGCTGACGTTTGATTTCGAGTGCCTTAATAGCCTCAACATTGGTCAGCTTTTTAGATTCCCAGTTTTGCAAGATTGAATTCGCATAGTTGTAACGTCGCACATTGTTATCGACAGATATATCAAGTGCCCTTTGTACAATGGCGATTGCCTGTTCTTCACTCGAACCAATCTTTTTGAAGTCATCGACCCAGTACATCAGATCTTCGCGAGTCTTTGAGCTAATCATTCCGAAGCCATTGTTCTCCCAGAATTTGACCAGATCTCCTCGCCCTAATGACGACAGACTCTTTTTTTCTTTTTCTTTCTCTAAGTTCTTTAGTAATTCTTTAGGTTCTTGTTTATGCTCAGAGCGTTGTTCAGACCGTTGTTCAGGTTGATGTTCAGCTCCTTGTTCAGACCGTTTACTTTTTTCTGGTGAAAATGTCTGATAATCCGCGTAGTTTAGGACTTTAATCGATGTTCCACTCGTTCTCGATTTTTGGACTTCAATCATTTTGTCCTCAACCAAAAGACGTAAGAACTTGTCTACAGTATTTCTTGATGCTCCCCAGGTCTCAGACAATTTCTTGATGCTCGTGAGGCGCTGGCCAACTCCTATGGTGATCAAGTTGCCGTTGACCAGAACCTTCCTCGGCTCGTGATTGACCATCATGATTAAATCCATCCACCATTTCGCATATCGCTCATTTCCGTTCGCCCAGATCCAATTTGAGCGGATGGAGCGATACAGCTTGATCCAACCTCCGTCCGCCATCAGATCACCTCTGCTTTATCGACAAGTACCAGTCAGGTGATGTTGGATGAGAATCATAGACGAAAAACTCGGCTGGTGTAACTTGAAGATATTGGCACAGAATATCGAGTGTGCTGAGCTGGATCATCTTGCTACGGTTATAAACAATGGACGCCAAGGAACTTAGTGAGATTCCCGTATCCACTGCTACTTGACTTGTCTTAAGTTTCCGTTCTGCCAGCAGCACTGCAAGATTATTTCGAATAGCCATCAGCTCACCTACTTATCTACGCTGTCGTCGCCATTGAAGAAATCTTCTGCCTTTTTGGCAGTCTCCGGATCAACAGAATCCGGATCTTCATCCTCGGTGGCATTAGATGCCCACTTCGGATCTGTCGAAAGTTCGCCGGTTTCAGCATCGTAAACTTGCGGCTTCTCGTCCTTAACAACCGCGTCCTGCATCTGGATCGAAAGGATTCCCCACTTAGACAGCAAATCGCGGATCACAGTCTTCGTGGCCATGGCGTCAAAGTTTGATTTCCAAACTCCTGACCGCTGTCCGTTGTAGTTGCCAGATTTACTGTATAGCTTGCGGTGTTGATCCATCTCCTCAACTGTCCAGTAAGTTGTCTTCTGAAAACCGTTCAGCAGCTCAAAGTGTCCAACGTATCCCACGACTTTGTCGCTGGTCTTTTCACCGCGTTCATAAGTCTCTGAGAAAGGATCCCAGTTGGTGATCTCACCCTCATGAACAGCTCGGGCATTAATCGATTTGTATTGACCTGTTCTCAGGGCCAACTGAATATAACCGCGGTAACCCATTTGTGGTTGAGCTCGTTTCAGATACTTCCCGGTGGCCTTGTCCTTTTCATTGAAGGGCACAATATACATATAGCCGAGGTTGGGATCGATAGGCAGATTGAGTGTGGCTGCAACCATCGCCGATGAGATAACGCTCATGGCATCGACGCCTTGAAGTTGCTGACTGCTATTGACCACATTGATGATCGAACTAGTGAACTGCTGCGCGCTTTTACCAAGCACCTCGTTGAACCGTTTCTGCATAGCTGGTGCACTCAGGAGATCTTTGACCACCGATCCAGCACTGGATTTACCCTTTGCTTGTGAGACTTCGTTTAATTGTTTTTGCAAAGATGTTGTCGCCATTAGTCTTCATCCTCCTTGATCGGTGTAATCCGAAGATGCTGGATCTCGCTTGACATAACGATCAAACTTGATCCGTCTTTGTCATCAATTGTCACCGCACCAAACGTGCCATCAGGAACGTAGACATGATCAGCCTCTCCTGATAAATGTCCATGATTGCTGTATAAATCGTATGCAACGTTGTAATAGTCCATATTCAATCTTCTTTCTTTTTATTAATTCGTAGAACGCGACTACCTCGCTTGTTCTTGTGATTGGTAATTCTGAACTCTTCTGTTTCCGCAGCAGAAGCATCTTTCATCTCCTGCCGTACTCGATTGGCAATTGCATCAATTAACTTGGACGTGCTATTGACGGAGTTGGAAAGCTCTTCTCGGTTCCGGAGCAGCTGATTTATGTCATGACCAAGTTGAATCACTTCCCCGTCCTCATCGGGATATAGCGATTTGAGTGCCGCAGTAGTTGCCTTATCTCCGTCAATGTCTGGTTCCTCATCGTGAAGGATGTGCTTTGTCCACCAATCGATGAGCATCGGCTCAAAAGTATCGATAGCCTGTTGATCGCGATCAACTTTCTTCCATCCAAAGCTGTGACCGCCTACAAGATAGGCAAAATAGACATATGGTCGATCCAAGACGTACATGTAGTGCTGGACCTGCAGTTGATACGCAATTGGGATATTGTCATCTGCCCATTCGCTCGATTTATATTCCATTGCTGTCTTGATTTCGAGAAAACCAGGTTCTCCAACAATATCGCGATCAATATTGGCTCGAAGGAACTCATGATCCGGTCGATAAAAGGTTTTGTTTTGGCGATACACCTTCTTACCGCTGACTTGCTCAAATTCCTTAGCCAGAATTGGTTCCATGATCGTTCCCCAATGAGTGAACTCATTGCCACTATCATTAATCGGCAAGCGACCCGTCTTTTCAGCCCAGACACTGTATGGTGATCGCCAAGGCGACATGCCAAGAATGGCAGCTACATCAGAACCACCAATTCCTTGACGGCGAAAATCTAGCCATTCAGCATGATTGAGCTTGGCAGTACTGATATACTTTGGTTTCATAACAACCCCCTAGTTGATGACCTGAGTGGCACCGAGACTGTCTAGGAATTCAAGTGCTTCATCTTCATCAAACAGCTCACCCTGATAAAGCCAGTATGTGTGGCCAGGATGAAGCGCATTGCCTTGGTAGTCTTCCAGTTCCTCAAACTTCGACTCCTCACCCCAGCCACTTTTTTCGGCATGGTGAAGATCATTGATGTTGTCCCACTGATGTAAGCTCATTCGATCCACTGCCTCCAATTTCCTTTGTGGCCTAAGCAGTGACCAACAATCACGCCGAAGCCACCTGCAATTAGTAAATAGCCAATCATTATTCACCAATTCCTTTCGCAATTTCAGGAAAGTAGTTACGCATAAACTCAGAAAACTTGACTGGTTCGAAAGTCCAATCTTTGCCACCATCTCCCGCATACATGACCATTCGATATCTGAGAATTTCCATAAATTCTGGCTTTTCCAAAATGTTTTTCTTTAGCCAACGCATGTCATGCTTATATCGCTTGACAACATCCTTTGTTGACCACCACTCTGACATGTCGGCACGCTGTTCAAGATCTTTACGTCGACTGGTTTCAATTAGCTCCCAACCTGTCGGTAAAGTGACCGTAATTTCTGGTTGTATTTTAAAAGCATCCGTGTTGGTTCACCTCTCCAACTTTTGTGCCTCAAATGACGAAAACTCGTCTACTCGAGTGATTGCTATAAGCCCTAAAGCAACTATTCCAAGCAGTCCAACCCGCAGCGTTGCATGTGGGGTTTTCTTTTGCAATTCTCTAGAAACTGCTGCTTCTAACAAATCAATCGTCTGGCATGCAACCACCGGCAATTCTTTTCTAATCACCTTTTGTGACTCCAAACGTACTTCACTCCTTTATTGCTGAACGAATGGCGGCCAATCCCTTTTTTGTGTACAGCCATTGCGGCACTTCTTTGTCACTGTGCTGTGACTTGCTGGCCGACCAACGTCCGAATTCATTCTGACCAGGTTGCTCTGCTTTGATCCCGATTCGATTGGCAATGCGTCCTACCTTGTTTGAAGTGATGCCTAACTTTTCAGCCACTTGGGTAGCGCTGAACTCCTCTGTTCGCATTGTCGGCAACACCATCTCACCAGTGATTGCTTCAGCCGCCTTTGCCAACAGCGCCTGCTGCGAGCTAATCGATCCGGCTTTCATAGCAATTCGGTACAAAGCGTTCGCTTGTCGCGTCTTGGCATTGGTCATCGCAATCTCTGCTTGTTTGACAGGATCCAGCTTTTTAATCGGCAGTGACTTGATCGTTTTTTCCATTGCGTTAAATGCTGAGATGTATTTCAGCTTGAATTGATCTGCAGCCTTCCCGGTGAAACCAAACGCAATGAACGTAAATCCATCACGATTCATGAAATAGACCTTTTGTTCTCGGCCTCGCGAGTCGGTATAGGTGCTTGCCTCGAACATCTTTTTGTAATCGGCATAATTTTGTGCCGATTGAATTTTGTCCTCGATTGCACGAAGCACAACTTTGTGCTCCTTACCGAAAACTTCAGCAACCTTCAGGCTCGTAGTAACTGCCTGTTGCTCATGCATGATCACTAACCCATTCATTTGGATTCCTCCTTTACCTTTGCAAGAAAAGCGATAACAGCGGCGCGATTGCGTTCCGCTGCAGGGCCAAACGCCATTCCGCCCATCAAATCACGTACATATTGACTTGACCAACCAAATTTTCTTGCAACCTCGGCTTGTGTTAGATCCAAGTCAATAAGTTGCTTTTTGAAACGCTTCAACATCGTTGACATACCAGTGGTCACCTCCTAAAAAATTAGTTTTCAGTTGAATTTGATTGACACTAAGTGTTACTGGGTATAATATCTAGGCATAGAAAAATCATCAAAAAAGAGTTTGCTTTTATACCGCCTGCCAGTGGATAAAGTCTCTTTCTTTGGTCTTTTTCAAATCAAACTTAACTGATGGGTACAGTATAAAACCCAGTTGAATATAAAGTCAATAAAATTCAACTCAATTTCAAAATTTTTTGGAGGGATTTTTATGAGTGCCCTGTACGACCGCATTTATTCGCTTGCCAGTACTAGAGGAATGTCAATTCCAGAGGTTGCAAAAAAGGCTGGTCTGAGTTCTGCAATTATCTATCGATGGAGGACTAACGACGCCAACCCAACAAAGCCTTCATTGATCGCCGTAGCAACAGCATTAGGCGTTTCTGAAGATGAATTAGTTGGAAAAAAAGAAGTAGATCCACAAGAAGAGCTCGCTAGCCAAGTAGGTGCGCTCTTCCGCTCAGTGGTTAAACAGCAAGACCTTGATGAAGATCACTCTAAAGACCTCAAAGAAGAAATGGAAGATCTCCTAAAAGTAAGAGCAAAACGGTTAAGGGAAAAGCAAAATGGAAAAGGTTAATTATAAAGATGCTGACTTCCTTGCACATCGAATTGAAGTCTTTGTGAGAAATCACTTTGACAATGCCATTGAATACAACGCCGTTCCTTTCATTTTGGCTGAAATTCAGAAGTTGCCGGATGACTTTTTTCAATTTCCTTTAAGTGATGGCATTCTCGGAACAACGATTGTAGACTCAGCCGTCACCGTGACCATTAACAGCAATATTGATAATAACTCGCGGAGGTACTTCACATATGCACATGAGCTTTGCCATGTGTTACTCGACACGGAATATCTACGATCAAATCCTGGCATTGATGTCCAAGATGATAACGGATTGCCAAACGCCTCGAATTATTCTAGAGAGCGACGAGCAAATCGATTTGCAGCACTATCCCTACTTCCTGATTCAGTTCTGAATGCTGTCATGATTGAGGGAAAGACAAAAAAGTACATTCATGAACGCCAAAAAGTATCTTACGAAACACTCAAGTATCGGATTGTAGATTTTGTCCAATCAAGGTTTCTTTTGCCGCGTTCCCTGAGTATCAAGCTTGCAGAAGCTTTTACTGGCACTGAACAGAATAGGCGGACTAGGGCTAGCATTTCAGGATTCTGGAACGAAGCAGAGGATGCAGCCATTAGCGAATTATCTCGCGAAAGAATCATAAAGAAAAATAAGGACCTCGTGTTAGGCATTGTAGACCCGCTAATTTTGGTTGATCGCGAACGAAAAAAAGAAATCAAGGAACGAAACCGCCAATCAAAAAACGTCTACGATATGGATCCTGAAATTGGAATTCATATGTTGGCAGAATACATTGATGATTTTGATATTTCCGATATAGATGACGCTGATTTTTAAAACTAAAAAGCCCCGATCCATTAGTTGGATCGGGGTAAAAGCAGAAATGATTACTCAGCCTCTGTTAGCAAATCAAAAGCACATATATTGAGACTCACCTTAGGTTAATTTGGAAAATAAGGAGTCTTTTAATATCAATGCTTTATCCAGTCATAATGTATTTGAGAGAAAGGACCCTCGACTATGAACAATCTCTTAATCCAACATCAACTTGAAGACAGCCGCCCTATCCGAACATACAAGGCTAAAATTGTGATCAAGCTGTTAGAGGACAACCAAACACTGCCCAGAAATGAACGCACCTCTCAAGTTCAAGTCTTACGTGAAGCAAGCCAAAAAACCGATGAGCTAGTTCAAAAAGTAATGGCAACTAGTAAGCATGACCGCACAGCTTTCTGTCGTGATCAGTGCTGGCTTTATCAAATCAGAGAGGAACGAATCAACAAAATATTAGAGCAACTAGCAAAGGAGGATTAGCTGATGTCAATCAAAATTGTTGTCTTAAAGTTTGATGCCTACGACGGTGAGTTAGTTCCGTTCGATCCCTTCAGCACAGACCCATTACCTGTTGAATATTTCCAAGTACGACTCTTCGTGCGCGCGCCGTACTATTCCGAAACATTTGATGATCAAACTCTGTTGGTGCGTCGATACATGCGTAGGTTCAAAGAAATCAAGAATCGCTTTATTAAAAAAATCGCACCGGAGATGGAGGACCTTGGCAAGGATATTGAGGAGAATCTTCAACGAATCAAATCTACCGTCACAACATTGCGGGAAATGCTAGAAAACGAACTCGTTATTCCCGATCAAATTGAGATTGGGTCGATTGAATTAGTTGGTGAGTGGCCAATATTTGAACCCGCAAAAGAATCACAGATGAAACTAGAGTTAAACAAACAGGACCTTAAAGATATTCAAGCGTTGCGAGAAACCAACGATAGAAAAAATCTCAACAATTAAAAAGCGCTTAGAAGTAAATGGTCAGACGCAGCTTGACCGACACTCTCAAGTTGATAAGGAGGTAATAGCATGACAATGGAAGTTAACGGTAAGGTAGTCAGAATAATCAGCAAATCTGAAGTTATCATCGATATCGGACGGGACGCTCATGTTGAGGTTGGCGATAAGGTTGAGATCATCGTAGTTGGCGATAAGATTACTGATGATAACGGCCGTAGTTTGGGGTACTTCACTTTCCAAAAAGACTCCCTCGAAGTTACACATACTGAACCCTCGTTTGCTGTCGCACAGAAAATACACGTTGAACACGCTTCAGGTCCATATGCCAACCTTTTTTCACAGATGAGCAAATCATTGACACAAATTTATGGGACCTCAACGACCTCCAAAACACCTCGCGATCTTGATATTCAGGAAGACGAAATCAAACCACTCGCCCAAACCACTCTTGAAGATAAAACTATTCACGTTGGTGATCAGGTTAGGGTCTTCACGTCTTGAACTATTCGTTGACAGAGATTTCAGCTCAATGTATACTTTGGTTACGCGATAGTACCTTGTCTTTCGGCAATTTGTCCTTTGACGAAAGGTACTCAAAAAAAGGCGTGACCTTCGGGTTACGCCTTTTTCAGTGGGGTAAGATAATTGAAAGCAGATAAACCATTCAAAACATATGGCGAGCAGATTGCTAAATTGTCTGATCATAATATCATTGTTCCAAATGGGCAGGAAGCATATGTTAAATCTATGCTTATGCAATACGGCTACTATAACCTCGTCAATGCCTACCAGGATAAGCTGGAACACACCGATGATGAAAAGTTCTGTCCTGAACGTCCCTTTAATCTGTTCTCTACCATTAAGCAGATCGATGAGATTCTTTCCGGTATTCTTTTGCCGCTCGTCATCCATTTTGAAAATACTTTTGAAACTTCGCTGAGCTACCATGTTGCCGAGACTTTTGGGGTCTTTCATAAAGGGCATCCAGGGGAGCGTGGATACTTAAGTCCCAAGAATTATCCGAGACTCAACATGTCACCAACTCCTACCTTACGTAAGCTTCGCGAGTTTGCTACCGGACTTCATAAAACAAAGCATGACGGGCAAGACGAAACCGAGCCATCAAGGTTCCGTGTTTCAGCATCATTAGAGATGTATAGAGAAAAACACAATCACGTGCCGCCTTGGATTCTAGTGAATGACATTAGTTTCGGTTTGGCTGCGCGATGGTATACCATCTGTCCTCCGGAAATCAAACGGGCAGTACTTGAAGATCTTTATCCAAGACGTAACATCACTGATGAGGAAGCACTAAAACTTCTCCGTGACGGATTGGACGTTGCACAGGATTTCCGGAACACAATCGCACATGGAACGAGCATTCTAAAGACGCGTTTATCGTATCCAACAAGTGATTCCAAACTCTCACCTTCCGTGATTGGAGCAGTAAATGACACTGCCATTTTGTCAAGCAGAGACTACGCTAATGGTTACGGACAATCAGATATCTTTTCTCTACTGCTTGTCCTCGCCATATTTACCAATGAGTATGAGGGACTCCTGAGCGCGCTTCGAGACATTGGGAATCTCAATAGGCTGAGAAATAGTGAATTCATAGAGATCCAACATATGGTAATGAACGACGTAATTGGCTTTCCACCAGAATCAGACTTGCGCATCAAGAAACTCATTGAATTCTGCAGAAACAAATAAAAGCGCCTACCCCACCGCTTGGAAGCATGGGTAGACGCAACATACAAGTGCTAGGAGCATAGTTCATGAAGTACGCTCTTTGCGTGCCTCATTATATCAAAGATGGGGGCAAGTGACATGGCAACAATCAGTATAACCCAAGAAAATACTGGCAAATGGCGCTACCGTGTTTACTATTATGACAACCAAGGTATACGCCATGCCAAAAGCAAGCGTGGCTATGCTCGTCAAGCAGCAGCTAAACGTGATGCCCAGATTTTAGCCTCCGAATTAGAACAAGGCGCTAACATGCTTGATCGCGAAGTCGGCTTTGTTAACTACTTTGAAGAGTGGCTCACTCGCTACAAGCGAGGCAAACACGCCAAGGTTACCGAAAATCGGTACGATTATTTTAAAGCAGCGTTAGAAGAGTTCTTTGGTGTCGCTAAACTCAAAGACATCACTCTTGATCGATGGCAAGATTTCATCAACAGTTATGGCAAAACACATGCTAAGGATACCGTCAGAAAAATTAACGCTTACGTGCGTGGCATGGTCAAGGCTGCCATCAACAACCAAATACTTAACCGGGACTTTACTCAGGGGGTTGAGTTTGTTGGCAAAGCTGCAAAAGATCCTGGCCTTAAATTTCTTGAACTCCCCTTTTTGAAAAAGCTCAAAGACCTCGTCTATAAAACGGCAAATTTCCAAGCGAATACTTCATATGCAATTGCTGTCGGACTAGGCACTGGAATGCGTTACTCCGAAGTGGTCGGCTTGACATGGGCTGACGTCGATTTCAAAAACCAGCAGCTCAATATTGATAAGACTTGGGACTATCATTTCGGGCAAGGCCTCATGCCCACAAAAACGCCATCTTCTGTGCGAGTTATTGATATGCCGGAAGATCTTACCCAACTGTTGAAAAAGCTCAAAAAAGAGCAGACAGAGGCTTTTATGGCACAGGGCTATCGGGATCCTCTCAATCTTGTTTTTAGAAGTACCCGACATTTAGTCCCGACAGATGCGGCCACAAACAAGATGCTTAAGAGCTATCAAACCCAAATCCAGGTACCCGCCCATAAACAAATCACTTTTCACGGTTTGAGACATGACCATGTTGCTTACCTAGCTAGTCAAAATGTGGACATCTATTATATTTCTCGCCGTCTTGGCCATAAAGATGTTTCGATGACTCTCCGTATCTATGAGCACATGTTCAAAAAAGCCGAAGCTAAACAGGTTAAAAAAACACTCAAAGCACTCGATAATCTCTGA